TTAGGCGTCCCCCAAACGTCCCCCAACTTTATTATTTTCAAGATTAAATATATTGGCAGTGTGCGATTCATACCTTGTCATATTATTTTGCTGCAGCTTTTTTGTCATATGCGCGTATACATCTGATGTGATTTGCACACTTCCATGACCTAGTTGTTCTTGTACGAATTTCATATCTGCTCCTGCTTCTAGCATGAGTACAGCATAAGTGTGTCTGAGAGAGTGGATCGTCAATTCTTCACTTAATCCAGCACGTATTATGATTCTCTTAAATGAATTCCAAAGTGAAGATTTAGGCATTGGATTACCATCAACTCGGCAAAGTACAAGATTAAGATCGTGCCGATATCTTGACTCTCCGAGCGTTAATTTATTTTGATTTTGCCAAGTGAGATGATATTTAAGATCGTTCATTATGCTTGTGCTAATTACTATGGTACGTGTAGAGTTTTTAGTTTTAGTTTCTCCGAACAGCTCTTCTTCATCGTCGGGTTGAAAATCTAAGGTTTCATCAATCGTGATGAGTTGATCTTTGAAGTTAATATCGGACCATTTTAATGCTGCGGCTTCACCTTTACGCAAGCCTGCTTCGATTAGTACTTTGAAGAATATCCAATACGTGTAACCATCTGCTCGAGCTTCTTGAAGAAAATGTGCGATTTTATCAGAGTCTATAAAAGTACATTCCTTTTTGTGCTCTACTAACTTAATTTTGGACCCTTTGCAAGGATTACGTTCGATCTTACCATGAAGTAATGCTAATTCTAATGCTTCATTTACAGTGGCATGAATAATTTGAATAGTTCTTTTACTAAGTCCTTTCTTAACTAGGTAGTTCAAAAACTTTTGATACATATTAGGTTTTAATTCTTGAAGCATTAGCTTCTTGAAGTAGGGCTCGATGTGATTTTTCAGGTTATTCTCATGGATCTTTAGCGTATTTTTCCTAACGCTTCCTTTTTTGTACTCATCAATCCAAACTCTAAAATACTCTACCAGTGGTAAATCTGTTTTTTCATAACCTTCTTTGAGTTTCTTAAGTGCTTCTGCTGCCGCAAGTTCCGCTTCTGCTTTAGTACGAAATCCTCGCTCTGATTTCTCCTGAACCTCTTTCGTAAATGGATCAGTATATTTAAACCGATAACGCCAACCTGATGCAAGTTTTTTGTAGTTTGCCATTTGATTTTCCTCCTTTAGTAGTATCTATGTTAATGATCAATTGATCGGGAAAATACGAATAAGAATGTATGTTCGGTTGATTGTTAAAAATAAAAGCCCAGAAGGGCTTTTATATAAAAGATGTAGCGACTCTTGTTAAATCCTCTTTATATTTCATAATATCCGATACTTTTTCAAGGGAATAAGTTGTTTTGTTTTCATCATTAAAAACTATGGATTTATTGTTACTCCGATTAAAGTGTAACCGACATATCCATTTTCGGATGTTATCATCAACTAATATATTGAAGTAACTTTGGTTATCTCTATAAAATATTCTTTCTACAGAAATACAATCTTGTAATAATACTTTTACTGTTATGTATCCTTCCAACTCTTCCTCAGTAGTAATAATTTCAGGTTCGCTTTTAATAGCCTCCAAACTTGCAGCTACTTCTTCAGCAGCAGATATATTGCTGACTTCTATATTTGTGGTCTCAAGTGCAGTTTTTAATTTGTCATTCAAAAAATCATTCATAAATTGCTTTAATGATTTTTGAACAATCCCACTAAATTTTTCGACCACTTGTTTTGTTTTAAGACCAGGATAAATATCTGCAAGAATAAACTTAATAAATTCATCGCTAGGGTTTTCCCACTGTTTTTTTAGGAATTGTTTAATTTCATTTGTGTATTTTAGTTCAGAAGCAGTGTTAATAATATGATCAACATCGAAGTTAATTTTGGCAAACTTTTGAAGCTCTATAATTTGGTGATCACGAATATCAAACATATTGAATTCAAAGAATGGTACTGAATCCATTTTGTTTTGTTCATCTAGATCTGTATAGAAACGATAAATAATACCGTTAGTAAGTATTGCAAATTTAGCTGTCGTCGTACCAAAATATCTAAATAATTGAGAGTCATGTTTTTCTAGTTTTTCTTGAATAGATTTAGTTTCAATTAAAATAGTAGGATTTCCATTCTGAAGAATTGCGTAATCAACTTTCTCACCTTTTTTAATTCCTACGTCAGCTGTAAATTCTGGAACAAACTCTTCGGGATTAAAAATATCATATCCAAGTGATTGAAAAAACGGCATAACAATAGATGTCTTTGTCGCTTCTTCTGTATGAATACTGTCTTTAAGTTTTTGAACGCGTTTAGCTAAAGATTTGATTTGCTCAGCAAAGTTTTCCATTATTATCACCTTAATGGTTCCCCATCGGATGGGGGATTTGCTAATAGAACGTGTGCATTTGTTCGGGGATTCCATTTCTACGAAGTAAGTCAATGACTGATTCGTCTTCGTTTAATGTATCCTCAGCAGTTAGTAGATGGACAGCAAAGTGATTCGCCTGTCGTTCGTACTTTCCTGCATTGTAGAATGACTGCTCGTCCAACCAAAAACGGCTAAAGCCAGGATGTAATCTGTCATGTGCAATCTCGTGAGCACATACCAGACGTTGCCAAACATAATCGAGATTTTCGTGAATAAAAATAGCTCTGCGCCTTAGCTTGCGGATGTAGAACCCTTTAGTATGAGTTCCGAGATCCGCAAAGATGACTGATATATTAAGTTCACGGGCCGTAGTGACAGCAACTGATGTGCTTAAACGGATCGCGAAGGACTTTAACCTGCAGCTTGGTACGGTAGTCGATACACAACACAAGATACCGGCTATGAGTGAGGATGGGCAAAAGCTGCTTGACATTATCTGCAAAGCGATTACGTTAACATATGTCCAGCTTGGTATTGATTATTGCCTATATGATGACTATGGCAAACTCTGTTTACGTGATGTTAGTAGCATGCAACTTGATCTGATTATTGGTGACGGTAGCTTAATGACGGATTATCAAGTCAAGACATCGATTGACAGCGATACGTACAATCGCATTAAGTTGTATAAGGATAACAAGGAAACAGGAAAGCGTGAACTATATATGGCGCAGGATAGCGTAAATATAAAGCGTTGGGGCGTGCTCCAGTACTACGAAAGCGTCGATGAGGATATGAACGAAGCTCAAATTAAAGAACTACTGGATAATCTTGCTACGCTTAAAAATCGCGAAACCAAGTCACTTAAAATTAGTGCGATTGGTGACATACGTGTGCGAGCTGGCATGAGGGTGAGAATCCGCATACCAGAATATGATGTCGATCAAGCTTTGCTAGTCGATGAATGCTCCCATGACTTTGACGGGTCAGATCATACAATGACATTAGATATGAGGGTGGTGTAGATGGCCGATCTATTAAACACGATTAAGAAAGCTGCAGAAGATGCAATTAGAGCTGGCAATCCAGCTGCGATCATGTTTGGCATAGTGACAAAAAAAGAGCCGTTAGAGGTACGCGTCGATCAGCGTCTTATCCTCCCAGCGGCTCTTTTGCTTGTGCCAGAGTCCTTAACGCATTTTGAGATTAAGTTGCAGCATACGCACCAATATACGGATAGCAGCGAGTCAGGCACAACGACACGTGCAACACAGCCTGCATTGCCAGCAGAGCCAATTGTCATTCGACGTGGCTTAGAGGTTGGCGACAGTGTTCTGCTGCTTCGCGTGCAGGGTGGTCAGCAGTTCGTGATACTAGACAGGGTGGTGAGCGGCAATGATACCTGAGATTGGTACAGTAATGTTGGATGAGCCATTAGACGAGCAGCAGCAGCCTAGCCAGACATGGAAGCTAGACTTTGACAAAGGGCGCATTACAGGACGTACTGACGGACTAGATGCGGTCAAGCAAGCCGTGTTCAAAGCACTTCAAACCGATCGTTTCTGGCATGCGATTTATGATTTTGATTACGGTCATGAGCTTAAATTGCTGATTGGTAGCAGCCCTGTATTCGTTGAATCTGAGGCTAAACGAATGATAGAAGAAGCGTTAATGACTGATGATCGTATTGAAGACATTAACGCAGTTGACGTCGAGATCACAGGCGATCAGATGGTAATACGATTTACGGTCCAGAGTGTTTTTGGTAGTTTTGATGCGGAGGTGGGCGCTAATGTATGAGCATATGACGTTTGAGTATATCCTGCAACGTATGCTTGCCAGAGTACCCGATACAATTGATAAACGACAAGGTAGCGTTATTTACGATGCATGCGCACCTGCAGCTGCAGAGCTGGCACAGATGTATATCGAGTTGGACATTAACTATAATCTCTCTTTTGCAGATACGGCTAGTGGTGAATACTTGTCGCGCAAAACTGCTGAGTTTGGTGTCAATCGAAATACAGCAACGGCTGCAGTACGTAGAGGCTTGTTTTACAATGCCAATAACAACCTAATGGATGTGCCGATCAGTACTCGCTTTGCTATTGATGATTTGACGTATACGGTTAGCCAACGGATTAGCACAGGTATTTACCGACTCACTTGCGAGAGTACCGGCACTACTGGTAATGAGCAATTTGGCGCTTTG